CTGCCTGGACCCCATTCAAAGAACGAATAGATTTGAGACCTGGGCTGATTGTATGCGTGCAGGCTATAATGATTCATTGGAAATAATACAGGAACTGGGTGATGCGTCATTAAATAGCAATCAAACCTTTATTAAGTTCTATTGTAGCGATAAGCCTTTAGAGAAACCTAAAACAGGGGACCCTGCTTGACAATGTGGCCGAATTGTGTTTAAAACGACGCATCACATCCTTTAATCACTCTCTGTTACTTATTCTTAGGAACAGAGAGGTGTTTTTTTATTAAATAATCTGAGAATTAAGACAAGGTTTAAAATCAGGGCAACCTATGTCCCATTTATGGACAGCTCCTGCTATTTTCCCTTTTTCATTCACAATTCTACGTGGTAATTTTTCTTCTCCATATAAATTAACTCCACATTGTGAACAGATGCCCGTTACTTTTTTAGGAAGTTTGGCCTTTGCTCTTTCTCGTTTATCTTTTTTTCTATTTCTTCTTTTTAGTTCATGTGTCATGTAAGCTTTATATGTCAAATAGACATTACTGTCAATAGGATTATATTGGATTATGTTTTAGCCACCCCAATCGACATCGTCTTCATGGACTACGCAGTTTGAATTTGGTTTAGGTTTTTCCATTTCTTGACACTATTTACATTTAGGGCACGATGCAAGAAAAACGTTGGTATTGCTTGTTAATTTGTAAAGTTTTGTAAAGAAATTATTTACAGATTGTAAAGGTTGTCAACGCCCCTGACCTTTATAGCGCTTATAATGTTTCTTTTTATTGGGGTTTTTGGAATGGCACCCAGGACGTTTCTTATGGGTCTTTTTTATATGTTTATAGCCGTAAAGACCACTAGACTTTTTTCTGCTCACTACTCATCTCAAATTTAACACTGTCTTTCGAAATGACTGCTGGAATATAACTTATTTTTCCATTAATTTTTTGTTCAACATCATGTCCACATAAAGTACATCTAAAAAAATCTCTGCACAGGGAAACTAAAATTGAATCATGGCGACAATGAGGACATGTACCATTAACTAATTCTGCTTTAACTTTAAAATCGTCTCCAAATCCCCCGTGTCCAAAACTCATAATTAATCCCGAATTAATTTTTTCCACTTCGTATCAATAGTAAGTGGTCCGTATAAGGAAGATTGTTTTTTATTGTCTTGAAAAGGAACGGCAACGTCAGTGGTATCTTCTTCATAAGGAGCTCGTCCTATAAAAAAAGATTCGAGTTTTTCTCCGGCTGGTTGGGTTTTAGGTACCCATCCCGGAGCGATATATTTTATTTTTGCCATGTTTTATTTTCCTCGTATACTTAGTTTTATCCTTAAATCGTTTGGAAGTAAAGAACTGAAGTACTCTTGCAACAGGATTCTTTTTCTTTTTTATTTTATACATAGCTGAAGAATGTAAAAGAAAGGACAATTAAGATAAGCATAATCATAATAAATCTCATCCATCTAACAAATCGTTTTCTTTTCCTTTCAGCTCTACGTGCTTTAAAAAGTTTTAAAGTCCTGTACCTCATGGTCTATTACCTCCATGGATGATTAATTACAGTTATTTTTATTTAAATCTACTGGTATTTCTTTTGTGAACCATATCCAAGAGGAAATTCTAGTTCCTTCTTGAGTATAGACACATTTTTCGCCTAATGAAAAGGTTTTGCTACAAGCGCTTACGGCAAATAATAAAACCACGACTAATAATAATTTATTCATTGAAACTCCTTTCACAGCCACATTTGTTACATGAACAGTCTTCATGGCTGAAGCAACGACTCTCGCAGTGACATAAATGATTACATTTTTCACAAACTTGTTCAGCCATTTTAAACCCCTAAGATTATTTATTAACTAATGCGTATAATATAAGGATAGCAATAACTATACCAATTGCAGTTTTCTTATTGGTTTTAGCTAATTCCCATAATTGTTTTACTTTTTCCATATTTTTCTCCTAATGTATTTCACCCCAGTTTTTACCAGATTCGTAGTCTACCTTATTAGGTACTTGTAATTCAACTGCGGTCTCCATTATTTTTACTATTTGTTCTGCTTGTTTATCATTTTCTACAGAAATGTCCAGCTCATCGTGTATTTGAATATGTGGAATAATTCCTGCTTTATAGAGCTCTAACATACATTTTTTTGTCATATCAGCAGCAGATCCTTGTATTAGTTTGTTTAATGCTTTGTAAGTATATGCTCGTTTAATGCCTGGCCCGTGTTCTTGTACGGCTTGTTCAAAAGATAAAGGCTTATGAATTCCGAAATAGTTTGGTTCCCATAAATGAAATCGACACAGTCTTCCTAAAAGAGTTCGAATCTGTCCTCGTTGTTGAGCTCGATTAGAAACTGCATTCATTAGTTGTTTAACAAAAGGAACCTTACCATGATAAAGTTGAAAAAGTTCTTGTGCTTTCTCTTTACTTACTCCGAGTTCTGCTTGAAGCTTGGCTTTTCCCATTCCATAAAATAAACCAAGATTTATTGTCTTTGCTTGTAGTCGGGGAATGTCTGCCATATCTGCCACAATTTTATGAAAGTCTGCTTCTCCATTTTTATAAGTATCTACTACGTTCATAGCAGATGGAAGTTGTTGAAGGGATGCATAGTGAACTACTAATCGAGGTTCCTGTTGGTTGTAGTCAAAGCATCCCCACTCACATCCTGATTCTGGTATAAAAAGGGAACGAATCAGTGGACCTAAGTCCTTATTGCGAGCAGGAATTTGTTGTAAATTTGGATTGGCATAAGAAAATCGTCCGGTTACTGTGCCTCCATCATCTGATCTAATTTGATTTATATCAGCATGGATACGTCCGTTATGCTCAAAGCGAATGATTGTATCAATAAAAGTTGTATGTGCCTTGTTTATTTCTCTGGCTTTTGATATCTTGTTAACCAAAGGATGAGAATGAGAAGAGAGAAAATTTTTGGTAAACGATGGTGCATTTGTTTTTAAAGTTCTTTCGTAAGGTAGTTTTAGTCTGTCAAAAACTCTGGCAATGGATCGTGCTGCCCATATTTGGACATCTATGTTGGTTTCTTTTTTTATTTGTAGCAGGAGTTGCTTTTCTTCTGATGCTAGCTGTTGTTTCACTATATGAGCTTTTTGAACGTCTACGCGAACGCCTTTAAATTTCATATCAACTAGACATGGAAATAAATCTGTTTCCAGTTCAAAGATAGCTTCTAGATCCTGGCTGCTTAATTCTTTTTTCAAGACTTTCCATAAATTATACGTGAGCTCTGCATCTCTTTCCGCATAAGTTCCAACATACATTGCAGGAAGTTTCCATAGTTCTGATTTAGGATCTATTCCCCAGTTTTCAGCGGCTTGTCGTAAAGCAGTTTCTGCTTTTCCCCAGCCAACATATTCTCTTCCTAAACTATTTAAATCATAACGGAATCTATTTTCATTTATTAAAGATGCAGCGATCATTGTGTCAACGACATCTCCTTTAATTTCTATTCCCATGGATCGGATCCAACACACATCGTACATTGCATTGTGAAAAATTTTTAGAGAATTAGATTTGCAAAGGTCCGTAAACCATTGAATTACTTCACTTTTTTCAAGGTTATCTCCTCCTTCATGGTCGAAAGGAAAGTATCCTACAAAGCCTTCAGTAGCTACAGAGATGCCTACAACCTTTCCATTCTTAATTATTGAACCTGAACCCTTGGATTTTAAATCGGGATCCTGTGTTTCTAAATCGATTGCTATTTCCGGACGATCAGTAAGATCAGGAAACTCTGTGGGTTTCACCCACTCTGTTTCAGGTTTGAAAATTAGATTGTTCACGAATAGTCCCTTTCAATAATCATATCTATAAAATGTTTTGCTTTTTCCAAATCTTCCTTTCCTCCTTTATATTGATGGCGCACTACATATTTAATAACATTTCCTTCAGCAAAAAGCAACTTGTTTTCATTCACAAATTTACTCGGCTGAATTTTCATTTTCCTATAATGCGTTCCCCCTATTTGTTTATCGTACTCACTCATATAATTTCTAATAACAGTAAACCAAATACAAATGTATAAAGACAGATGACTGTGATGGCCGTAATGTTTTTCATATAATAAACTCCTTTTGATCGTTCTTAGCTTCAATTAAATATAAGCTATGTTTAGTTCGTGTTATTCCTACATACCAAACACGTTGTTCCTCATCATACTTTGCTAGAGACCTGTCGGGTGCTTCTAAGGTATTAACTGTTTGATCTTGAAATAAAACAACATTATCCTCTTCTCCCCCCTTAGCTCCATGAATGGTTAATACTCTAATTCTTGGGTCCTTTGATAATTTCTCCCCATTGATCAACATTGATCTGATGTAAGTACATTTATCAGGTGAAACTTTAGAAAATGCTTTGTACCAACTAATTAAACCTAAATTATATTTAGTCAATAATTCTTTTATATAGAAGGGTTTATTTTCCTTTTCCTTAAACTTTATTCCAATTCTTGTTTCACAAATCCGTTGGGCCTGGATGAAATTTAAAGGTTCTCCTTTGATCCATTTTTTCCAGTCAAGAATGTCTCGATAAAGGCTGCTACTTAAACTATTTCCTTGAGAAGAACTAAAGTAGTACCCGTATTCTTTTAACAAAGGAAAAATTGTATCCAATAGTGAGTTGGTTCTAGCTAAAATGAGCCATTTTCCTTCTCTCATATTTATTTCTTCCAATGAGTCCTGAGGTATAATATTGCCCTCTTCATTTTTAGGATGATATAGTTTATCAACGCGACCAAGTTGAATACGTTCAATAACTTCAAAAGCTTTTTTTTGAATTTGTCTTGGAATTCTTCTCGATTGTCTTAAGTATTTTTCTTTTGCTTTAAAATTCATAAAAGATTGAACATCGGCGCCGGCCCATCCAAAAATAGCTTGATCATCGTCTCCTGCTAGATACAGGCGTTTAGAGTTTTTCTGAAGAAGCCTAACTACGTCCCATTGAACAGGAGAGAGATCTTGGGCTTCGTCAATAAAAACGACATCAAATTTTGGACAAAGGTCTACAGGATTTCCATCTTTATCTTTTTTATCTAAAAATTGTTTAAGCATATCAGTAAAATCAATAAGATTGTGAACCCTCTTATAGGATTCTATTTCTTGAGAAATAATATCTACTTTAATTCTCTCTATGTCTCCTAAATGTTCATTTAGATCAAATTGTTCTAGCGGACTGATTCCTTTAACTTTGGCTAGATTAACAATATTTAGGTATTCACTATTTGAGGTAAAAATCCCGTTGAAGGAATCTTTTTCGTAAGAAGCATATTCAATATCAACCCCTATACTTTCTCCGATTGCTTTAAAATGTTCATCCTGCATTACGTTTTCTTTTCTAAGTCCTAATTGTTGGAAAGTAAAAGAGTGCAGAGTTTGAAAATATTTTAAGTCTTTTTTCTGAAGAGAAGACATTTCTTCTAGAAGAGGGTCACGAGCTTCATTATAAGCGGCATTGCGAGTAAAAGCAAAATAACCTATGCGTGTTGGAGGAACTCCTATTGCTAGATATTTTTTTACTCTTCTTAAAAGACTGTAAGTTTTTCCTGTTCCCGGGGGTCCGTATAATTTAAAAGTTTTCATTTTCTCTTTCAACAGTTTCATATTTGCCATCAACAGGTTCATATTTGCTTTTATCAATTTGAAGTTGTGGAAGTTTAATACATTTAATTGTAGAATTACTTGTTCCTTCGAGATCATTAAGGGAATGATTAAATTCTGCTTTAAAATATTTTTCGGTTAGATCCGATGTTTCATCTTCTGCTTCTGGCCATTTACGTTTTTGAAGACGTCTCCAAAAAGATGACCATTGAAAATAATGGTATCCATTGTCTGTCCAACAAGCCCCCATTCTTACTTGAGCTCTTTTTTGTGCCTGAGGACCGTTGTAACAGAAAGCGTAGAGAACGTCGTGCAACTGGCTTACAGTTGTGATAGCTGGTTTTTGTTCTACTGCGTTTTTTCTCCATATATTTTGTAGACAGGTGAATTCTGGTTCTTTAATTCTATTTGCTTTAAATCCTACCACTTCATAAATTAAATTTAAAAGGTCTGTTTGCGTACAGAATTCCTTGCGATTTTTAGCAGTGCATTCTTTGTTTCCCCCATCTTGTGTTTGTACATAAAATCTAAATTTGGTTTCTTTTTTATATTTAAGTAATGTTAAACCACTAATAACTGGAAATTCTGTGTTAGGATCCGTGAGGATTCCAAATTGTCTTTTTATGCAGATATGTCTTTTGCATACATCATGCATTGGTTTTTCATGACATTTATGCCCTGCAATACTTTTTTTCCATGAATTTATTTTGGAGTCTACTACACCCTTATCGATGGGAGGAGAAAGATATTTTTGATTAGCTGAGACAACATTGTTTTCCCATTTATCTCCATATTTTTTCTTTGCAAAAACAGCATAGTTATAAAGAAAACGATCTCTTTTATCTAATAGTTTAGGAGGTTGGGATAATATTTGAAGACAAGGAGGTCCATCAAGAAATTCTGGATCTCCTCCTTTAAGCATACGTTCATCCGCTTCTGTTACTAATTTTTTTAAATTCTCCGGTGTGATTTTATTAGAATTTGCTACATTAATAAATTCTTCGAGCGTGAGAGGTTTATTATTTTTGCCTATTGCATAGCGTTCAGTGTTCTTCTGATTAAAATAAGGAAGATTGATAAAGTTTCCTGGCCGGAGAGCTCCGTTAGAATCTGTTTCTAACTGATGCTGTTTAGGAAATTTTTCTGTATCGGGATCTAGTTTCAAAGGATGTAAAAATGTTTGTAAAGCATTTCTTAAGTCCTTAGCAGGCATATTTTTAGTTAAAAAAACAAAACAATGGAGACCTCCACTTTTAGATTTAATCGGAAGAAGCGGAAGCTGGTTTTCTTGAATACGTTTTAAATAAGTTTCTAGTTCATAGTCGGCATAATTATCTGGATCAATATCAATACATCCAAAATTAGCAGTACCCTCTGGGGTACAAGGTTGGATTCCTATAGAAATTATTCCTTCTAAATGTTGTTTATAATGAAGAGGGGTAACAGATTCTTTTGCCCATTGATAAATAGGCTTCAGTTTGTTGGTATCCGGATCCACTTTAGCAGTAGCCATATCGGCTTTGCCAAAGTTATCGGTTAGTCCTGTAAATAGCTTTCTAAATTCTTCAACCATAATGTTCCCTTGCGAGGCGGCTTCAACTCTCGCATCCACCGCCTCTGTTTTCTCCACGCAGAGAAAATTAAAAGTTGGTGTCTTCTTTCGCTGCTAAACTTTTTGCATCACTAGCTTTTAAAGAAGTGTAAAATTCTTTAGCCAGTTGATAAAGTGCAGTGTTGTCAACTTTTCTAAGTAGTTTTACTGAGTAACCATACCATGTAAAGTTGCCTGTGATTTCCACAGATTTTAGACTATAAATCCGAGAAAAAGCTGGAGCAGGATAAGTTTTCCCCTCCGATATCTCAAATTCATTTTTAATGTTAGAGTTCCACTGTCTACTCACTTTTAATTGAGTAGATTTCATAGCCATCAAAGCCTTTTCAGGTCTGTCACCATTAACGATGACAAAGTGATTGGCTGTTTTGATTATGATGTTACCATTAGGAAGAACATCTTTATTGTTCCCATCCTTTTTGGTTTGAGAAAGAACTTCTGGTCCTCTATCTGATGAGATAGGTCTTCCTTCTTTTCTTTCGAATGGAGCCCATTCAGGAAATGCTAAACGATAATAACATGGAACCACTTCGATTCCTTTTTCACCGTTATACAATTTTTTAGAAACTGTATTGTAAAACATTCCCGGTTCAGCGCCTTCGACATAAGCAGAATGTTTTCGCTTAGTTTCGTCGGAGCTGCTTTGTAAAAGTTTAAGAAATGGTAAAGCTAAATCGTCTTTATCCATGTTCTCTAAACCTTGTCCCGCATCTTTAATAAATAAAGATAGGGTTGGTAGATTACTTCCTTTTTCTGTAACCTCGTTTCTTGCTTCTTGTGACATGTTTAATGTCTCCTTTTTATTGTGGTTTTGTTTCCCGAAAACACGTTAAATAATTCAAAAGGCATCTCTTGACCTGATTCAAGACGCTCTCGAACTAATGCTTTTAAAGTCATGGGCTCTACTTTTAGTTTTTGTGCAGGTTCATAACCCTGACCTTGTGCAAAGTTAGCATACGCTATTGCTTTGTCATCTTCGTTACGACCAAAGGAAACGGTAACCTCATTTTTAATAAGGTCACCTAGGCCGTTTTGTCGAAGCCAGTTAAATGCTTCTTCCTTTTTAGCTATAGGAATCGAAGCACCGTAGACGGGTTTAACTTCTACTGAAGATCCGTCTGCTAATTTTAGTGAAGAGAGGGACATTTCTTTCATCATTGCCGGAATAACTTCTCCGGATAGTTTACCCGCTCTCTCTTTCTTAGTTTTTAATTTTTCTTCCTCATCTTTAATTTCATTTTCTAAAGACTGAAGACTTAACACCTGATCAGATAAATTTTTTACATTACCTGTTTCAGTGATGTCTTGAGGTGCATCTTCAATAAACATTTTTTGTAGATCTTTATTCATAGCTTTCTATTTCCTTTTTTATAATTTTTATTTCTTCACAACATTTATCATATTCATACCACCAATACAAGGATTTAAAATACTCCAGAATGTTGGCAGGCAAATATAAAATGATAAAAAGAAAATATAAGAAGGGGCTTTTTTTGGCGAGTTTTTTAAGAACTCCCCTGGCAATTTCTTTATTTCTTTCTATTTCTAAAAAATTTTCAGACCATCGCTCATTGTATGTGAGTCTTTTTTTTAATCTATAATAATGCCTGTTCATCTATTTCTCCTTTTTCATATAAATTTATTCTTATTGGGTAATAAATTCTTTCTTGTCTATCCCATTTTAATAAATTATATTTACCGTTCGTTATATCAGATACAACAGAAGATGCAACACTAATAATTGCAGGATCGCCTGTAAGTAGTAAATAATCATCAGTTGTAAAATCTTTTAATAATTTTTTTAACTGAATAATAATAGGACCCGGACTAAAAATCATTTGCGAATCTTCTTTCAACAAGACTTTAATAGTACCATATTTTTGGGCGCCCAATATATTTATTTTGGGACGACCTATTTTGGTCCCTGTTATCTCTTGAATTACATATACTATACTCATTTACTTTCTCTTGACAATATATACATCTTTAATATATACACGTCAATAGAAAGAATATTTTAAAAGTTATGGATTATAAATTTAAAACAAAGCCCTACGAACATCAGATCACTGCTTTAGAAAAATCATGGTCTAAAGAAGTTTATGCCTATTTCATGGAAATGGGTACAGGAAAAACTAAGGTAGCCCTTGATAATATAGCTATGCTCTATGATCGAGGAAAAATAGACAGTGCTCTTATTATAGCGCCTAAAGGCGTATATAAAACATGGTGTGATCAGGAAATTCCTACTCATTTACCAGACCATATTGAAAAGACGGTTGTTTTATGGCAAGCTTTAATTAATCAGAAGCAACAAAAAAAGCTGGATACTTTATTTAGTACCGGCGTAGAACTACATCTTTTAATTATGAATGTAGAAGCTTTTAGCACCCAGAAGGGTGTGGAATTTGCTTCTAAGTTTTTATTGAGTCACAGAACCTATATGGCCGTCGACGAGAGTACTACCATTAAGAACCCTGGCGCAAAAAGGACCAAAAGTATTATTACTTTGTCTCGTATGGCCAAATACAGAAGAATTTTAACAGGATCTCCGGTAACCAAGTCTCCATTGGATTTATATAAACAATGCGAGTTCCTTGATCCTTATCTCTTGTACCATTCCTCTTATTACACGTTTCGTTCGCGTTACGCGACGATGCGTAGTGCTAACTTTAACGGAAGATCTGTGCAAATCGTAGTAGGTTATAAAAACCTCGCAGAACTGTCGGAAAAACTTAAGCCGTTCTCTTACAGAGTTCTCAAAGACGATTGCCTAGATCTTCCACCTAAAACATACATGAAAAGAACCATTACGTTAACCCCTGAACAACAGAAAGTTTATCAACAAATGAAAAGGATGGCATTGGCGGAAATGGGGGGTAAGATGACAACGACTGCTACAGCCCTTACCCAATTGATGCGTTTGCATCAAATAACGTGCGGACATTTTAAAGCAGACGATGGTAGTGTTCAAGCGATAAAAAATAATAGACTTACAGAGTTAATGGGAGTCCTTGAAGAAATTGAGGGAAAAGCTGTCATATGGGCGCATTATCAGTTTGATGTAAAAACTATTGTAGATGCGATAGGAAAAATTTATGGCAAAGAATCGGTTGTCACCTATTATGGCCTGACACCCGATAAAGAGAGACAGAATAATTTAAAGCAGTTTCAAAATGAAGAGAGCGTAGTTAGATTCCTGGTCGGTACCCCACAGACGGGTGGTTATGGAATCACGCTGACAGCTGCAAGTAATATGATTTACTATTCCAATGGATATGACCTAGAAAAGAGAACTCAGTCTGAAGCTAGAATTCACCGGATTGGTCAAACACGAAAAATGACTTATATTGACATTCTCGCGGAAGACACTGTTGACGAAAGAATCGTCAAGGCCCTCCGCAAGAAGATTAACATTGCTACCCAAATCATGGGCGAAGAACTGAAAGCGTGGATATGACAAATATATATGATCTTAAAACATGTGGTTATAGAAGAAGTAATTTTAAAAATTATTTTGAAACAGATCCTGAAAGTTTTAAAGAAAAGAAAAAAGAAAACGAAGACTTTAAGAAAAAGATGGGTCTTAAGACCAGATCCTGTGGTGATTGTATTCTTTGTTGTAAACTACCTCCAGTTCCCGCTCTAAAAAAAGAAGCTAATGAATGGTGTAAACATTGTGATGTTAGAGTAGGCTGTAAAATTTATAAAGACAGACCTTTGGATTGCCAAGCATTTGAATGCCTTTGGCACACAGGCTTAACTCTCGAAGAATATAAACCAAATAAAGTGGGGTTTTATATGACGATGGATAGTGCCAATGATGCTATGTTTGGTATGTTAAAAGTTTATACCGAACGTTACAGATTAGGAGCAACAATCAGAAAACTGAAAAAATATAAATCACCAGTTAAAGGGTTTCATATTTCATTTGGACCTGAACGAGAAGCTTCTTATTTTTTACACGAAGAATATGAAAAAGGGGAAGGTCAATATTATGGTGGAAAAACTTTTGAAGAATTAAAAGAGTGGACACTTTCGGGTATACCGGAACAATTTAGAGAAGATTTTATAAAAATAGCTAAAGAAAAATATAAACACACTTGGTGATGTTTATACTAAAACATCTCCGGGGACTTAACGTCCCCTAAAATGTAGGATATACGCGCGAGGCGCAGAAAAATTTAGATCCCGTGGCGTTTTAGTCGATTGATCGCTCTGGTCCAACCCCATTCTTCTAAAAATTTAAATAACTTTTTCATATTATTTAACTTCGATTGTCTTGGGCTTTTTGCCTTCTGGAAGAATCTTGTTTAAAGAAACTTTCAGTAACCCGTCTTTCAACTCAGCGCCTTTGATTTCTACATCATCAGCAATAGTGAACACCTT